CTGTAATGTCCGCGAAACCAGGATCTGCAATCAGATCATAGTAACGATCAGAAGATACAATGTAAGTTACGTCTGAAGGTGACAAGCCATACTTACCGAGCGATGAACGCGCAGCGAGAAGAATGGCAGCATCGAGTTTATCAGTAGTGGGCGGAGTAGCTGCCGGAGCAACAGTGCCGCCTACAGATACACGATCAATAGCTGCACCGATCCAGTTCGTTTGAGCATTTGCCATATCAGCAATACCATTAATACCTACACCGGTATCACCATTCAGAACCATGTTGTCTACTGCGCGAGCGTGTGCACGAGCTACGTTCTCGGTCATCATGGGAAGAAGATTTACAAGAATCTCTTCATCAATGTGATTATCAAGGAACGTAGTAGAAATCAGACGGTGTGCTTGCAGGATAATTTGATTTACAGCAAAATTACCTGGAGTACCACCTTCGTTAGTTACACCAGTACCATCACCTGCGCCAACAGAGGAGTCTGCACCAGTATATCGAACATTCTCACCACCAGTCGAGAAGATCGCCTTGGAGGTGTCGCTCTGCAGAGGCAGAACCATGGATTGTGAGTTCATATTGAGCTCACGGAAAAGTTGAGCAAGACGATACTGGAATTGTACCTCTTTCTCAAGAGCCGTACCTACAGTTACTGCCAACAGGTTGTCAGTGTCTGCAACGGAGGTGCCGCTTGGATAAGACATACCTGCCTTTTCCAAAACTTGACGACCATACTTAGTATCCCAGCCCTTATTCGTAAATACACCCAGCATATGACCATACATAAGGTCTTTTGCATGAGCTTCAATACCGTTGCCAGAAGAACGATCAGCGAATACACGCTTAGAGTCACGCATTTTGCTAAGCTCTTCATTCTTCTCTTCAAGATCCTGCTTATGTTGAGCAAGAATCTTTTCCATATCGGCATCCTTTGCAGCCATCTTGGCTTCAAGGTCTGCCATCAAACGATCGGCGCCTGACTCGACACCAACCTTGATAGCTGCTTGTACTTCTTCTTCCTGCTGAGCTTTTTGCTCGGCGTCGAGCTTAGCTTTTTCAGCAGCTTCTTGTGCTGCTTTTTCTTCAGCAGCTTTCGTCTCGGCTTGCTTCATTGCAATAGTAGTAGCAGTTTCCTCTGCCACCTTCTTAGCAAAAGCTTCCAAGTCGATTTCGGGAGTTTTTACTTCTTCCGACATTTTGATCTCCTTGTGAGCGGTAATGCCCGCTTCGTCCGGTGTTTCACTAGCTAACGATGATTTTTCGTCCTTAGCCAGAGACTGACCGGCTAGATCTACACGATTGGTGAAAGTTTTCTTAAAATCATTATACTCTTCTTCTGAGTCAAATGATTTTGCCAGAGAAAAAGTTGCTGCTTGATTGCAAGGTACCGATACTACTGATACTTCAAACAACTCAGCATCCTTAATCTTTAGTCCGTCAGTTTCCGTTATATAATCAGCATCCTTGACTCGGAAACCAACAGAAAAAGCTCCAAGAATGCCTTCTTTGACTAGTTGCGCCACATGATCTGGCGCAGACTTAGAAATTTTTGCCTTTAGTTCAAGCCCACTATCGGTAACTTTAAGACCTGTAGCTCGACCAATAGGTTTATTGTAATCATGGTTAAAAAGAATAATAGGGTTCTTTTCAAAATTTTGGAGTCCACCTTTTGTCCAAGCTTCTGCCATAATAACATCATTTGCACGATCCTCATCATGAGTACTTGCCATACCGCAGATATGAATGCCCCCGTCATCATCTTCGTGAAGGGCTTTAAAGGTAGAAGTAAGATTAAAAATCTTATTCATCTTTCGTCTCTACTTTCTTCTTAGCAGGTTCTTTTTTCGGAGCTTCTTTTTTCGGAGCCGCCGGTGTAGGAGCTGCTTTAGGAGTCTCAATTCTAAGAGACCGAAGACAGGTTTTCCAGTTATAAAAAGACTTTTGAATAGCTCGAGGAGTTACAGGAAAATCTACAATTCCACAGTAGCTTTTATAGTCAATATCTAACGGAAGACCCCATTCCTGAAACTGTTGTGTCAACGTTGCGTTGACATCTTTACGAAGTCTACTTCGTGAAGCCATTTATCTTCTCCTTGTTCTGGTGGTCTACCACCCTCTTCTGGATTCGCTGCGCTTCCTGCTATATTTGCAGGGACTCTCAGGTCATCATAGCCTTCTACAGGCTCGAAGTTTAGTGCTGCTCTTGCTTCATTCGGAGATATAATTCCTGTGTTCACAAGAGCTTGGTAATAAGATGCTTGATCTCGTAATTCTGGTTGAAGAGCAGGAATATTACTCGCCTCTTCAATTATTTCAAATCCGAAAAATCTTTCTAATGCAAAATTAATCTTTCTTACTATTGGTAAAATAGTTTCTAGATAGTACAATCGCATATTTGGTCTCAAATTTGCATTGTTTCCAGAATCAAGAAGAATAGGAGGAATTCCTAATGCTTTTAAAATGATTTTTTCATTTTCTTCAATAGCAGTTTGAAAGTCCAGTTCTTTAAAGTTGACATTTGAAATTTCATCAATTTCAATACCGCCGTCAAGAATTAAAGGTCTGCGGCCCCCTGCATCAGGTCTATATCTTGCCGACCAAGACTGAATCATTCTTTCTTTAATTTTTTCAGAAAGAGTATTTGGAGACTTTAGTACAAGCCCGGGAACTGCCCCGTTCTTAAAGAAATTATCTTGAAAGTCTCTCATTCGTCGCATAAGTACCATAGTACGAAGTGCGGGCTTTAGTCGAGAAACTCCTCTATAAATAGAGTAAAAAGAATTATCCTTGATGTGTATAATTTCTTTTGTTGAATAGTTTACAACTTCATTATATGTAAACTTTTCAATATAAGTTGTTTCGCTTGCATGAATCGTCATCTTACTTGCAGGCAAATGATAGAGATGTGCTCCATCATAGTATATAAATATATTTCCGTCTAGTAAGTAGTCGATTAAGAGATTTCGTCGAAAAGTACTTATATCTTGAAAAAGGTTTGGCTCTTTATTTAAGAGAAGATCAATACGAGATCTTTTAATTCCTTTTATAATACTTTGGGTGCTTAACTGTTCGCCAACTTTTACATTAATTTCTGCACAGTCATCGACGAGCATATTTACGCCGCGATTAACTATTTCTAAATCTTCATAAGCCCTTTCATAGCTAAAAATATCTTCTCGGCTAGGTTCTGTCTTATGGTCGTAATAAGGCTGAGCAGGATTTAATTTTTCCTCAACGTCAACTTTTTTACCAATAATTCTATCATACCATGCCATGCTTTTCTCTTTGAATATCTACCCAGCGCATTTGTTTTGTCGCTGTACCAAGTCCAGGGTTTCTTCCGTAAACTTTATGTAACTCTCTGTGGTGAGCATGACATATAGTTACTGTATGATCGTATAACTCTGCCCAGTTTTCCTCTATGAATTCGTCTCTCCAAATGACAATATACTCATCCGTATAGTGCGCAGGTCTTTCTTGTGTTTTTTTCTTTAGCCATTGCCGAAGAAGTGGTGCCAGAGAGTAAAAGTGGTGAAAGTCTAATTCTTTTTCTGTTCCACAGATGTAACATTCATTGTCTTTTTTGTATTTTGATTTTGCTCGGTCCCTTATGTATTTCACAGGGTCTCTTTTGAGCTTTTTCATACTTTGCATTATAGCCTCTGTAACATAAATTGTCAAATACTATTTTTTGTAGGTGTTATTAAAAGCCGCTCTGACTTATTTCAAATGAATACAATGCATATCTAAGAGCGTCTGCCATATGAGAAGCTCGGTTATGTTTAGGTTTTTCTTTAGCCAGATTTGGATTTGGATCCCATTGATATTGATCTAAGCAGGATAAAGTTTCAGCGCATCGTTGATCGACAAATAATTTATCATTGTCTACTATAGCTGCTACATGCGCGATGCCATCAAGAATAGATTTCTTTGCGTTTACTGTTGAAATATCATATTGCAAAGCGAAATCATAACGAGTTTGTTGTGCTGCGGAATCAATGTATATAAAATCAATATCCCATTTTTGCATTAATCTATTTATTTCAACGGCATGCTGTTCCGTTGTTTTTTCGGCATCTAAATATTCATCTAAAACGTAATATTGTTCCTCGTCCCAGTCATATCCTATTACGCAGAAAGCAGTAGGATCACGGTAACCGACGTCAAGACCAGCAAATACATCCATATTAGAGGTATCCAATGCCTCATTATTGGAGATACATTTCTCATGGTCAAAATTCCAAATTTGTCCTTCATAAGTATTAAAATCAGCTTCATATTCTTGTCGGAATTCTGCTTCCGACATACTTTTTCTTGCTTCAGCGATATCTAACGCGCTCATACGAGGGTTATCTCTATAGGTAGCACGAATCGAACACCACTCAGGGAACTCATTATTGAACCCTCTATCAAAAAACTCGGCAAACCAGTTGTTCCTGCCCCGTGGGGTTGAGATAAAAATAGCTTTTGAGTTATCTTTATCCAAAGTCGGTCGAAGTGCAACATTAAATGCATCGCGACCATCTGCCAACGCCGCCTCATCAAATATAATTAGATCGTAACTACGTCCGACACAGGAATCAACTTGGTTTACTGAGCCCATTCTAACGGTTGATCCGTTACTCAACTCAATCACTTTATCTTTTGCATTATCTTTTTTAACTTCTAAGTCAAAATGCTTAATGAGATTGCGTTGTAGGTCAAAAGAAATCTGAGACAGCGAATAGTTAGGAGACATTATAAGAATGTTAGAGTTAGGCACTAGCGAAACTAGCTGCCCAATTATATTTGCGATGTATGTTTTGCCTTGTCTACGACTTACTGCGGCACATACAAATCTATACTTAGGGTTATTGATCGCATTTATAATAGCTACCTGTGAAGGTAGTGGAGTTATGCCGAGTAGCTCCAAGTATGGATCTACTGGTAGCTTGAGGAAGCGTGTCTCAGATTGTAAAGATAGTAGAGCATCTCCAGTAATATCCGCTCTACTTATTTGTATAGTCATTTTTGTTGCTCTATTACAGTTTCATTTTTATCTAGCCACTCTTCTTGAGTAGCTTGCCTGTAGTAAATAATAATTTCTTTTTGTTGACGAATATATCGCCGTAGTTCTTGAAGATTAAACGCCATATTTTCATAGTCTTGGGGCGTCAAACCAAAAATAACAAAGGTTCCTCCCTGCATTTTTGAAATTTTAGCAATCTGTTCTTCAAGATTTTTTTCTGTCACTACAAAAAATTCTACATCCTGCAAATCTATTTTTTTAGGGAGAGGAGGCTGATAGATTTCCAGTGTTTTATATTCTGTAATAGTTTTTATTACCGGCTCTGGGGTTGGTAGCGGGTCATTTTTCAAAAAAGAACACCCAGATAAAAATACTATTATTAAAAAACTAGTTAGTATCCGCATTTTCTACCTCTTCACTGTCTTTTTCTATGGCTTCAAAAACTTTTTTTGTACCATTATTTATGCGTGGTTCTATTAGCCCGGGCTTAACTCGTGCTAACTTAGTTAAATCGTGGCGCTTAAAGATAGAAAGATAATCATCCATTTCTACTTGCATTGCCGTATTTTTTTCTGTAAGCTCCCCTACCGCCTTTAATTGTATTTCTAAGTTTTTTTCTGATTGCTCTCTGGCCGTTTTTTCAGCCTCAAACGCTATCTCTAGTTTTGCGGCATTCTCTTTTAAAATTACAGCATTAGTTTCTAATCTTGCAATTTTTGCCTCTGCTTTGCTTACAGTAGTTGTATGATAAGCATATGCCCCGCCCGCTACAACAAGTATAAGAGGCATCGCTTTTATTAATCCTAACATTAGTATATTTTCCTCAAGTCATATCCAACAGGGTTTACAACTTTAATTTCGTGTTTTACCCCAAGTAAATCTACAAATATAATGTGAGTAGTAGAAATCTTTTTTATTTCTTTTGCTCGATAAGTTTTAGGGGCCCCGCTTTCTATTCGTGATCCATCCTCTAAAAATTTTACTTCTCCAGGAAAAAATACTGTTAGTTCCCATTCTTCTCGAATAAGAGTGCGCCACCAATGTTTTATCTTTGCCCAAATGCCAACAGTTACTAAAACTTCTTCCTGCTTTTGTTCGATTTTATCAGCCATTTTTTCTATGCCTATTCCAAGCTATGAATCCAAATACTCTTAAAGACCAGTACGCTAAATAATTTAAAACTTTAAATCCATTTTGCTCAATACAAATATCTCGAAAGAGCACATCCATTTCTTTTTGAGTTTTTGGAACAACTACTTTATTAGTTGTTTTTACCAATTCAGCGTATTTATACCCATAATCGTGAACAAGACCGCCCATAAGCAAGACGCCAACGGGTGAAAGCCACATTGCAAGAAATTTAGGTACTGATGCACCATCGAATTTAAAACCTCTTTCAATAACATATTCTTCTCCGTTTAAGAAAAAGTAAAAATCCTCTACTATTTCCCACTGTCGAGTACCTACTAACCAGAGCCAAATTGCTCTCCAAAAACCTTTTCCTTTTGTCTCAATAAGAATTGGTCTCATAATAGGCATCTCTGCATATCTAAATTTTACTCGATCTTCTTCTTTTCCATCAAATAAATTTATTATAAAACCTATTAAAATAAAGGCAGCCACCAAAAGGGGCTGCCAAAAAGTTACAGCTAAACTAGAAACAGAATCTATCACTTTTTACTCCAAGCTTGAGTGCCAAAAAAGGCAGCTACGATACCGGCTACAGATACAAAGTATACTGCCGCCATGTCTCCAAGAATGGTTGCTGCTTGGTGTAAATCAAAAATTTCTGTAGCCATGACTATCGCAGGATAGAGTAACATACCTGCAAGTGCAAACCAAGTCATACTGCGTTGGGCGTCTCGCATTGCATCTGCATCTTCGAGTTCTTTTCTTTTAAACTCTAAGAACATTGCTTTTTCTTCTGCGTCTACTACATTGTCGCCATTTACATCGGCGGGATGAAATCCTGCTTTTTCTAATTCTTCTGACATTGTGTTTTCCTAGTAGTTGAACTAGAAAATTTTTATCCTCGTCGGTTTTTCCTCTTGAGGTATATTTTCTTTAAGTTCAACGCATAGCAGTCCGTTTTTCATAAAAGCTTTATCTAGCTCAATATGCGGGCCTACTTTAAATACTCTTGTAAAAGTTTTTCCACTTAATCCCTTATAAAGATAGCTTTCGCCTTCTTGGGCCTCAAGTTTTTGTGTCCCTTCAATTTTTAGTTCATTTTTATGGAATGTGATTTCGATATCATCTTTATCCCATCCTGGAACTGCAACTTCTACTCGGTATGAGCTATCTCCTCTTACTACATTGTATCGAGGATACCCTACAGTTGGGGAGTTAGCAAAAAAGTCTGGATGCAAATCAAGTCCTAAAAAGAACTTGTGCATATCATTTAAATTCATCATCATTTGTTTTGTCATATTTTTCTCCTGTGCCCTTTCGGTGCACGCTTTGCATCCTTTTCAGTAATGCAGTTTAAAAAGGGGCCGAAGCCCCACTTCATCAAGAGGAGCAAACTGCTCCGTCTTCCGATGCGTTGAACTTCGCGTCACCGCATCCATATTTTCC